GCGTACTACGAAGGTGGCTACGTACGCATCCAGCGTTCCATTACCACATATCAGAAGAACGCTTTCGGCCAGGCTGACAATTCCTATCTGGACAGCGAAACCATGCACCAGTCGGCGTTTATCGTCCGCCGCCTGCAAAGCGTGATTACCAGCAAATATGGCCGCCACAAACTGGCCTCCGACGGTACCCGTTTCGGTGCCGGCCAGCCCATCGTGACCCCCAGCACCGTTCGCGGCGAGCTGATTGCCCAGTACGCCAAGCTCGAACTGGAAGGCCATGTTGAAAACGCCGAATTGTTCGCCGAGCACCTCGTTGTCGAGCGTGACAGTCAGGACCCGAGCCGGGTCAATGTGCTGTTCCCACCGGACTACATCAACGGCTTGCGGGTGTTTGCGCTGCTCAACCAGTTCCGCCTGCAATACGACGTCGCTGCCTGACAGTGACAACGATGCAAACACACCTTAAGTGAACAGTACTGGCCCACCCCGCGTGGGCTTTTTAATGAAAGGGAGAAACACCATGGGTCAACTGATTGCGGGCACCTGCTACGTCAAAGTGGACGGCGCTCAACTGACCATCAACGGCGGCTGCGAAGCGCCACTGATGTTTACCAAGCGCGAAACCGTCGTACCGGGCTTCTACAAGGAAACCGACATTGCCCCGTCCTTCAAGGTGACGGCGCTTCACGCCGCGGACTTTCCGCTCAAGCAACTGGTCGCCGGCACCGACATGACCGTCACCTGTGAGTTCAGCAACGGCAAGGTCTTCGTGCTGGCCGGCGCCTACCTAGTGGAAGAGCCAGTGTCCAAAGGTGACGACGCCACCATCGAGCTGAAATTCGAAGGCATCAAGGGGACTTGGCAATGACCGACGTCGTGACATTGCGCGTGGCCATCGAGGCCCACGGCGAGCCGCTGAGCGAGCTGGCCCTGCGCCGTCCTACGGTGCAGGAAGTCCGGGCGATCAAGGCGTTGCCGTACAAGATCGACAAGAGCGAGGAGGTGAGCCTGGACATGGACGTCGCGGCCAAATATATCGCGGTGTGCGCGGGTATCCCGCCGTCATCGGTCAACCAGTTGGACCTGGCTGATCTCAACGCCCTCAGTTGGGCTGTCGCGGGTTTTTTCATGAGTGCGGCGTCGCAGCCATCGGCGACCTGATCGCAGCCGCCTATGACCTGGCCTGGTTCTGGAAGGTTGACCCCGAACAGATGATGGCCAGGCCACTGGATGTGCTCCGCGAATCACTGGAGCACGCGCAACGGATCAATGCGATGCAGCAGGTGCAGTGATGGCAGACACACAAAAGGTAGAGAAGAAAGCGCTGCTGCTGACGGGCATCGACGAGCTGTCGCCCAAGCTCGCCAGCCTTCGTGCGAAGGTCGCCAGTTTCAAGCAGAACCTCGACGCCACCGGCCTTGGTAGCCTGGATATTTCCAATCTGCTGCCCAGCGGCGGCCTGGCCCAGCCGTTTATGGAAGGGCTCAAGTCAGCGCTGGCCTTCAAGGACGAAGCTGGCGCAGCAAGTGCGGCGGCCAGCGCTGTCCAGGCGCCTGAAGCGCCCCGTATAGCTGCACAGAGCCTGGATGGATTGAAGACTTCCATCAGCAATGTGTCGCTGCAGTTCGGCTCGGCGTTGGGACCCGCGGTCAACGCGGTGGCGGTCAGTTTGCAGCCGATGGTCAGCGGCGTGGCTCAGGTGCTGCAGGACAACCCGCAACTGGTACAAGGCCTGGCGACAGGCGTAGTGGCGTTCAACGCGATTCAGACGGCGGTCAGCAGCGCGAGCCAGGCGCTGGAAGTGGTCAACCTGGCCTTGAAAATAAACCCTATCGGCTTGATTGCCATGGGCATCGCCTTGGCAGCAGGGATGATCATTGCCCATTGGACGCCTATTTCAGCATTCTTCGCCGGCCTCTGGCAGCGGCTTGCGCCGATCGTCCTGCCAATGGTCGAGTTCTTCAGAACGATGTTCGCCTACACCCCGATGGGCCAGGTGATCAGCAATTGGGGGCCGATCAGTAGCTTTTTTGGCGCGCTCTGGAATGTGCTCGTGGCGATGGCAACGCCGGTCATAGGTTTCATGCAGACGCTGTTCGCCTGGTCACCCTTGGGTTTGATCATTGCCAATTGGGCGCCCCTGACTGGTTTGTTCGCGGCGATCTGGGATTTGCTCAAGGCGTTGACGGTGCCGGTGATGGACGCCCTGAAAGGCCTGTTCGACTGGACGCCGCTGGGACTGATCATGGCCAACTGGGGAACGATCGGCGAAGTCTTCGCCGGAATCTGGGAAGGCGTCCGGAGTCAAGTGTCGATCATGCTGGCGGTGTTCGGTGGCCTGTTCGACTGGTCGCCCATCGAGGGTCTTACTCGACAATGGGGGCCCGTGGGCGAGTGGTTCAGCCAGTGGTGGAACCAGTTGCAAGAGGTGATCGCGCCGATCCAGGCGTTTTTCAATGGTGGCTTCGGCGAGATCATCACTTCGTTCACCGGCAAGGTCGAGGGATTGGCCGAGGCGCAGCGCGCCACCAATGCCGAAGGCAGGGGTGAGTTGGCGCCGGCGTTTTTTGGCGGGGCCAACGAGCAGTCTCCAAGATTATCTTCGAGCCTTGCACCGGCGCCCGCCGGGTCGTCGGCGGGAGCGTCATTGGCGCCCGGGACCTTGCTGCAAACCTCCGGCACCCTGGTGCAACAAAGCGCCGCCAACAACCGCACGCAACTCGAAGGCGGTCTGACCGTGCGCTTCGAAAACGCGCCGACCGGGTTGCGCGCCGATCCACCCCAGACCAATCAACCGGCCTTGGCGGTGAGTTCACGCATTGGCTATCGCTCACTTTCCACAGGAGGCTCCAATGAGCTGGCGTGATCGTTTGTTGCCGGCGTCGTTTCGTGGCGTCGGGTTCTGGGTCGATCAGGCGAAAACCCCGGTCGGTCACAAAGGCCAACTGCATGAGTATCCACAGCGTGACCAGCCGTTTTTCGAAGGGCTCGGCCAGCAGGCGAAGATTCATGAGTTGACGGCGTTCATCGTCGGCCCCGACTGTCTGGAACAACGCGACAAGTTGCTCAAGGCTTTGGAGCAGGGCAGCGGAGAATTGGTGCACCCGTGGTTGGGGCGCATGCAGGTCAAGGTCGGCGAATGCGACATGACCCAGACCCGCCAGGACGGCGGGCTGGTGACGTTCGCCCTGAAGTTCTACCCCGATCAGCCGTTGCAATTCCCCTCGGCCACGATCAACAGCCAAAAATTGCTGCTGGTCTCGGCCGACAGCTTCCTCGGTTCGGCAGTGCGCCGCTTCGAAGACGCGATGAGCTTGATCAAGGCCGCACGGATCGGCATCGCTGATCTTCGCAACAGTCTGAAGGATATCTACGACGTGATCGAGCAGGAGCTCAAGCCGTTGATTGAGACCTATCGGCAACTCAGCGATCTGGTCAAGGCAGCGAAAGCGTTGCCCAAGGAGGTGGTGGCCGAGTTCAAGGGATTGCTAGGCGACATTCGCGAGCTGAAGGACTTTGCCCGGGACGGCTATCGCGGCGTGATTGCCGGCGTGTCGCAACAGGTCGAAGCCATTCGCAAGGCGGACGCGCCCAAACTCACCACTGGCAAGGACACCACGGCGGCGGCCCAGGCGGTCGCCGATTTGGTGCAGGACACCTTGCTGGTGCAAGTCGCGCAATGGATTGCAGCGATGCCGGTGGCGGTACCTGCGGTCAAGTTGGGGACAACGCCATCGGTGGCGCAGCAGGCCGTGCAACCGGTCCAGCGCCGGGACGTGCCGGTGGCCGACGATGTGCTAGCCCTGCGCGACGCCCTTAATGATGCGGTCTGGCAGGCTTCCCTCAAGGCCGATCCGGAGCACTACCAAGCGATGAATAACCTGCGCCACCAGATGGCTGCGCACCTGACAGCGGTGGCGTCTTCGGGCGTCAGGTTGATCAACCTGTCGTTCAAGCAAAGCCTGCCGGCGCTGGTCGTGGCATATCAGCAATTCGGCGATGCCACCCGGGTCACCGAGGTGACCCAGCGTAACGGCGTAGCCCATCCTGGTTTCCTGCCGCCCAATGACCTGAAAGTCTCGCGGGAGTAAGCCATGAACGAGCTCGACAATGCTGTCTCGCTTACTGTCGGCGGTCTGGATTACGGCGGCTGGAAAAGTGTGGAGATCAGTGCGGATCTGGAGCGCCAATTCCGCACCTTCAAACTCGACATCACCTGGCAGTGGCCGGGGCAGACGCAGGCGGTGCCGATCCGTCCGGGCGATGAATGCCAAGTACGTATCGGTGCAGACCTGGTTCTTAGCGGCTACGTGTTCAAGGCGCCGGTCAGCTATGACGGCCGGCAGATCAGCCTGAGCATTGAAGGCGGTTCCAAGACTCAGGACTTGGTGGACTGCGCGGCGATCAACCGCCCGACTCAATGGCGCGGGCAAACGATGCTGAGCATTGTCCAGGCCCTGGCGGCGCAATACGGTGTGGGAGTTATCAGTGAAATCCCTGAAACCGCGCGATTGAGTGAACACAGCATCGTGCCGGGGGAGACAGTCTTCCAGTCTATCGACCGTTTGCTGACGTTATTCCGGGTGTTCTCCACCGATGACGCGCAAGGGCGCGTGCTGCTGGCCAAACCCGGAAGTGGTGGGCGCGCCAGTGACGTGCTGGAACTGGGTAAGAACATTCTGTCGGGCAACGCACCGATGGACTATAGCCAGGTGTTTTCTGAATACAGGGTCATCGGCCAGCGCAAGGGCAACGATCAGCAGAGCGGGAAGGCAGTGAGCGAAGTCTCTGGCACGGCCACCGATTTGGGCTTCAAGCGAAAGCGGGTGACGGTGATCAGCGAAAGCGGCCAGTTGACCTTTGAGCTGGCCCAGCAACGGGCCGATTGGGAAAGCGCCGTCCGCACCGGCAAAGCCTTGGCCACCACGTACCGCGTGCAGGGCTGGCGCCAGGCCAATGGCGATTTGTGGCGGCACAACACCCTGGTGCGGGTGGTCGATCCGGTGCTGGGCTTGGACGATGACATGCTGATTTCCAAAGTGACGTATTCCCTGTCCGCACAAGGCTCGATCACCACCCTGCAAGTTGCTCCGCCGCATACATTCGACGCCAATCCGGTGCCTCCCAAGGCGTAAGGCCCACGCCGATGCCCACCCATCACGGGTCCCCTGTGGGAGCGAGTTTGCTTGCGATGGCTGTGTGTCAGTCGACGTCAGCTCCGAGTGCCAGACCGCTATCGCGAGCGAGCTCGCTCCCACAGTGCTCCGGGGAGCTGCCCTATGCCGTTAACCCGATTCCGAAGGAAAAAATCAATGAGCCTACTGACTCGCCTTCTGGCGCGCGGCACTGTCGTGCTCGCCAATTCGGCCACCAAGTTGCAATCGCTGCAGATGCGCCTCACCGCCGGCGAAGTGAACGACGATATGGAGCACTTCGAACCCTACGGTTTCACCAGCAACCCGCTGGCCGGTGCCGAGGGCATTGCCACGTTCCTCGGGGGCGACCGTTCCCATGCCGTGGTCCTGGTGGTCGCCGACCGTCGTTTCCGTCTCCAGGCCCTGGCCCCTGGCGAAGTGGCGCTTTACACCGATGAAGGCGACAAGCTCCATTTCAAGCGCGGCCGTGTCATCGACATCCAGACCGCAACGCTGAACATCCGCGCCAGTAGCGCGGTGAACATCGACAGCCCCGTCATCAATCACACCGGCAAGATCGTCTCCCAGGGCGATCAGGTCGCGGGCGGTATCAGCCAGATCAAACACGTGCATGTCGGCGTACAGGCCGGCACCGGCCAGACCGGTGCGCCGGCGGGAGGCCAATGATGTTCATCAGCCAGAACCTGCACGCCGCGCTGACTCGCTCGGTGCTGATCAGCCTGTTCACCTGGCGCCGCGCCGCTGACGACGATGCCGTCGATGATGACGAACGTTTCGGCTGGTGGGGGGACACCTTTCCTACCGTTGCCGACGACCGCATCGGCTCGCGGCTGTGGCTGTTGCGACGGGTCAAGCTGACCCGACAAACCCAGCTCGATGCCGAATTCTATGCCCGGGAAGCCTTGCAGTGGCTGATCGACGACGGCCATTGCGGTGCCATCGACATCATCAGCGAACGCCTTGACGCCCAGCGCCTGAACCTACGCACGGTCCTGACCC